GCTTCTCGTGTTCCCTGAACGACGACAAAGCTGTTAGCCTGCGTCATGACCTCTTTGGATCATGAGCACGGTGAAGCCCCCTGTCCTGCAGGAGGGTCCACTAGGCAAGCCCTTAACAGGGCAGCTCGCCTGCTCGAGTCGGAATACTTCCCCTTAGGGTGTCCGACTCTGCAGAGCCGCTTTCGCGGTGCGAACTGCTTTGTCCTGTGGGCAGAGTTGCAAGAGAGGAAGCTCTTGCTCTTGTCGGGGGTGACTGATGAACGTGCCAGACGTTCTCTTCACCAGGCGTTGAAGAGTCTCGGTAGACTCTTTGACTCCTCTTGCAAGCCCTGCGACAACAAGAGTTTCCGCGCCGCTAAGGTGTCCTGGGTGAACAAGATCACCACACCTTACGAAGCGCCACCTGTTAGCTGGTCATCTGACCCGATTGGGGAGCTAGTCCAAGTAGTTGCGAAGTTGCTTGGCCCCGATTGGGCGAAGGGGATGGAGTGGAGGAGGGAGGGGCTCTGCGACCAGCGCGGTTGTTTTGAGCTCCCTCAGGCTGGAGGTGGCACGTTGGCTTGCCACCCGGATTGGCCCCTTCCCGCCTCGAACCGCTACGGAATGCGGGTCGAGTGTGCGAAGACTAAGGGGAAGGTCCGGGTGGTCACGTGTCAGACGGCGGCTGTGAAGAGGAGTCTTCGCCTGGCCCACGAGCACTTGTACGCTTTTTTAAGCGCCCGCAAGTGGCTCGTCAGAGGCGATTTCTCCGCTGATCATGCTCTTTGGCTTGCCGAGGACCTCGCGAAGGGAGAAGAGTTCATTAGTGCCGACTTTTCGGACGCTACTGGCAACCTTCTCCCTGAGGTCTCGTGGCGAGTCGCTGAGCTGATCGCCCAAGCGCCGTCTTTACCTGTGGAGGTCCGGAGAGACTTGCTGGGCTCCTTTGAGCCCGGGAGTCTCGTCGCGGATTGTATGTTGGGCAAGAAGCCCCTTTACAGGGGTCCTGTGTTGAGAGGCCAGATGCAGGGAAACTTCTTTAGTTTCCCCATTCTGTGCCTCATAAACAAGGCATCTCATACAATCGCGCGCCGCCTCTGCCGTTCTGGCCCCCGTCGGGTCCTCATCAACGGAGACGACACTGCCTTTGCTGGCAGTCCCCTCTTCTTTGGTGCTTGGAAGACGGTGGTCACCACCTGGGGTATGGTCGTGAATGAGGAGAAGACGGGCGTGTCTTCGACGTTTATAGAGCTTAACTCCAAGAGTTATCATCTACCGTCGTCGACTTTTGTCAAGAAGCCCGTCCTCTCTTTTCTCCGGCCAGGTCCCGATCCGTCATGCGTCCTTACGCAGATTTTGGACGGACTGAAGGGTTGCAAGCAATCCACCGTCATGTTTGCCATTTCTCTTATGAGGAATGACATCATGTCTTCCGGTGTGTGCGTTTCGCGTGTCCCTGAAGTCCTCCATAAGAACCTATTGAAGCGTAGGTTCTATCGTAAGGCGCTCATGGCGGATTTGGTCCATGAGTCCACGGGCGTCGAGAGGTCTCTTCGTGTTGTCACGAAGGACGTCCGCCCGTGCGACGACTGGATGCGTGTCTACGACACGGCGCTTGCCTGTGAGGTTCCGTACCTCACTTCTATTTTTGAGGGTGTTCCCCAAGCCCGGTTCAAGAGGGTTCTAGTCCGTACGGACTATCCCCCCATTTTACCTCGTTCTTACCTTCGCCTCTCTAGGTCCCGATGGACTTGGAGGTGGCCTGGTTGGCTTTGGTATGTTTGGGAGACTATGGGCTTGCCCACGTCGCCTCTTGTTGGCCCCCAGTGGGACCACCCTCATCTTTCTCGCCGCCGTGAAGTGCGCTTTCATTCACGCGTTCCCCCACCTTATTCCCTTCTCTTCGACTGTGTCCGCCCGGATGGGGTGAACTTTGTGTAGGACGAGGGAAGTTAGTAGGGAGAGGCTTTTGGGCCGGATACGACACGATGATGTGTAAATCCTCGTGAAGACTGTGCTGGGAGCCGGTGTAGGTGATTGGCGCGGGCGTTGTTTCGGCCCGTAGCCATTGTGGCATGTCCGATGTTCATGCAACTTGTTCAGGAGAAGCGGTGGCAAAGCCGCCTCTGTGTCTCTGCGTTCCGAGACGTCTCTGTTGACACAAGGTTTCACAATGGTCGCATTCCGCGTTAAATAGCGGACGGCGCCTTGACCCTTCGCCGGTTTTCTCACGTGAGTTCTTGCTCCGTTTTACCGGAGGTACTCAGCGAGAGAGGAGTGTCGTTGATGGTTACCTTTAGGACCTCGTCCATGGGAAACCTGCAAACAACGTGGGACTGTACCCCAAGAAAGTACAGAGTTAACGCGTCTTCCAG